ACGCAAGGAAGGGCGACTGGGAGATACTGCCTATCCTGACCCGGACGTGCAGGGCTACAACCCGTGTGCAGAACAAAGCCTAGCAAACTTTGAGACGTGTTGTTTGGCTGAAATCTATCTGCCCAACGTCACCTCGTTCGATGAGTTTGTTGACATTGCCACGTTGCTGTACCGCATCAACAAGCACAGCCTGAACCTACCGTGTCACCTCCCTGAGACGGAAGCCATTGTGCACAAGAACATGCGTATGGGGATTGGTGTGACTGGCTACCTACAGGCAAGCGAGGAGCAGAAGGGTTGGCTGGCTGAGGCATACAAGAAGTTGCGTGTCTATGACCAGTGGTACAGTGCCAAGAACGAATTTAACAAGTCAATCAAATTGACCACAGTTAAGCCAAGCGGTACGTTGTCCTTGTTGCCGGGTGTTACACCGGGTGCTCATCCTGGCTACAGTCAGCACATGATTCGGCGTATCCGCATTGCATCCAACCATGCCTTGGTGGACGTGTGCCGACAGAACGGGTATGACGTGGAGTATCAGATGAACTTTGATGGCTCTGAAGACCACAGCACCGTGGTTGTGTCGTTCCCGTTTGCCTTCCCCGAGGGTACGCGACTGGCTGCTGAGATGACTGCCATTGACCAGCTGGAGGTGGTGAAGCAGCTACAGAAAGATTGGTCTGATAACAGCGTATCTTGCACCATCTATTATCGTAAGGAAGAACTACCTGAGATAAGGAAGTACCTCAAGAAGAACTACAAGAACAACCATAAGAGCTTGTCGTTCTTGTTGCACTCTGAGCACGGCTTCAAGCAAGCCCCGCTGGAGGAGATTACCAAGGAACAGTACGAGGAACTTGTGGCACGTACAACCCTAATCACTCACATCGACGAAGCTAACATTGGGTTGGACGAGGATGAGTGTGCAACGGGTGCTTGCCCAATTCGATAGGAGAAGGTATGGACGTCACATTCCACTTCCGCAACGGCTTTGGTTTTGATATTGAATATACTGACGAGGTGTGCCACGTTGTCGGTATTGAAGATAAGAACGGAAACGAGGTAGATGTTGTGGGTGCCTTTGAAGGCATCATAATTAAACTGCCCCTGCTGTCTATTTACTTAGGCAGTTGGGATCAGTTAGATGTCAGAATGTTAGACACATAAAAGAGGGGGCTTCAAAGCCCCCTTCTTTATTGCAGTCCTAAGTCGAATAACCTTTGCTGCTGTATGTGTTCCCTTAGTTCAGGATAATCTCTCTCTAGCATATTCCTAGCATAGGCTCTAGCCTTACTCATAATATTCTCTATATTCTTTTTTATTATTTTTCTGTAAGGGCTTTTAGACATAGCCTCTAAGTCCATCTGATTTAGTATGTTAGTTGTAATCTCATTGATGTAATAATTATATTTACCATACTGTTCTGTGCTGAGTTGTATCTTACCCATCTTCTTTGATGGTCGAGACATACCAGCACCTATGGTTGCCATGAACTTCTGCTGCTCCGTAGATAGAGGGGTAATGTTAAAGCCAGTCAGTTCACCAATAGCACTTTGTTGTAACGGCTCACCATAGGCACCGTATTTGACAGGAAGAGATTCCCTAACGCCAGGTATACGCGCCTTGATGCGGTCAACAATGTCAATGGTTTCTCTTTCATACGGGTCTTTTGCTTTAGCAACAGTTGCCGACAAAGCAGGGATGACACGACTACCAATGTTGCGACCAAACTGTGCCAGTCCTTGTGGGTCAGTGGTGTCAAAGAAACCAACTAACTCACTAAAGCCTTCCATGAAAGTCTTTTGCAACAGGTTAGATTTGAACGATTGCCACAACCCCTTCATTGCTTCATTGGCTAAAGTACGTCCCTCATCGTCTGTTCTGTCGTAAAAGCCTTCCTTCTTCAAATACTCATCCAAAGCCTTGATGTCTGAGGCGATACCCAGCACAGTTGATAAAGGCTCCATCTTACGATAGCTGACCCAACTGTCACCAACCTTGATAGAGAACTCAGGTATGCCTGCATCTATCATGGTCTGTCTACGGTCAGGGTCAAGTGGATAGGCACCAGTAATTAAGCCATTATCAAACATAGCCCACACAGCCATTGACGCACCAAACCCTACGACCTGTCGTGCAAGAGCATCTTCTCTAGACATGCGTACAGGCTCTGACACCAAGCGTTTGGTTCCATCTTTCAACTCACGCAGCACAGCCTTAGTCTCTAGACCACGGGCAAAGTAACCAGCAACAGGGATGTAGCTAGCGCCTTGTGTTGCCAAGTTCCAAGGTGTACGTAAGAAGGGGATTGCTTGTGTCAATAAGGTTTGTATTGGTCCTGAATTATCACCCTTCCATTCAGTGATTTTCTGTAGTGCCTTGGGAAGCTGTGTTTGGAATGTGTTATCTCTAGCATAGTTACGCACATCAAAGATAGCGGTAGACTCGTCACCAAAGATTTGATTCAAGTTGGCAGCATAGTTCTCTTTATCACCTTCAGACCAAATACGTTTGTATTGAGCATACAGGCTGTCATAAGAACCCAAGCCCTTCTCTGAATCTAAGCTGGCTTTCTCACTGATTAACGCCAGTGCCTTTTGTGTCCTAAGCCTGGCTTTGAAGTATTCGTCAATTGCCACAGTTAGGCGGGTAGGTACACGAATAAATCTACCAAACTTGGTAGGTATAGCTTGTGTCATGTAGTCATAGGAATCTGACAACAACTTAGATGCCATCTCAGGAGGCACCCTGCCAGTCAATGGATCAATAGGGATGCCTGCATCTGACATCATTTCATTAAACTGCTTAGGCGAAAGACCTAGACTTTTAGGAGTGATGTCAAAATCAAAAGGAATGCCTGACTTAAACGCACGGTTAAAGAACTTAGCATCAGTCACCCACCCATCAAACATTGAACTGAACATAGCCGTGGCTTGTCTCATGGTGCGTGGGTTTAACGTGAGCACACCTTTGATTAGTTCTAGCAACGGACGGATAACAATCTGTCCCATGTTAGAAGCAAAGTTGACCACAGGGGTGCCGGTACCTGAGAGCATGGCATTGATGGTGTACTCGTTGTACATCTGCCATACGTTGGGTTTCTTCCCTTGCAAACCAACGTCTAAGAACTTCTTAGCAACCTTGTCATACATATCAGATGAGACATCCTTAGAAGCACGTCTCCCTTCTGCAAGTTGTTTTATTTGCGACTGACAAGATTCGGGTAAATGTTTTGTAGCCATTAACAACTCACCAAAGGAAATAGGTTAGGAAGGTCACGGTCATATGCACCATGCTTGACTTGATAGTCTAGACGTGAAGTAAAGTTACGCCGCTGCGCCAAGGCACGAGCAACCATGGTTCCTTGGTCACGCCACCACAGGTCAATGCTGTGGTAGTATAGCAAGTCAGTCCACATCTCTGCAACCTCACGGGTATCCAAGTCTTGGTTAGTTGCCACCATATCTTCTAGCTTATCCATGATAGCTTCACGCCTCTGCTGTGCATCACGAACCAAAGGCTTGAAGGCACGGACATGAGCATCGTCTAGCAAGTTTACTTTGTCCAGTTTGTTTTTAACAATGTAATCCATAGCATCAGCGTAGTTCTTCTTGATGTCTTGAATTATTTTTCTAGCACGGACAGCAACAGCAGGAGCTTTGCCTGACACCCGTTCTTTTACAGATTTACCAGCAGTAACTGTACCAGTGGCAACACGAGCTTTTAACTCGTCAATGTCTGTCTGTAAATCATCCAGTGCAGAAGAGAGGAGGTTGTCATACAACTTACTAGGACGTGTGGCGGCAGCGCCTACAGAACCAAACTGACCCGGTATAACGTCTTCACCTAAGGTTTCATCCACTAGGTCTTCAGCGTTGTCAGGTAGTTTGTTCTTAGGTCTTCGTTCGTATTTAATACCAACCTTATTCAACGCCTCATTCACTTGTTGTAACGAGACAAAAGGCTTACGAGGTAGACGGTTGTGCCTGAACAACGTGCGTCCGTTCTTATCAACAGACATCTCAATACCCATCACATTGTTCAAGAAGTCTGTCTCTCTAGTGCTAAGTCTAGACATAACAACCTGATTAGACGGCGGCACATAAGGCTCAACACGTTCTATTGGCTGACGCGCACGGTCAATCAGTTCTTGAGTAACAGAGGTACGTTGTACATTAAAGGTAGTGTTGGCTTTAGGCTTGGCTGCTTTAACTTGTGTCATTACTTCAGCATGTGCCTTACGTGCTAAAGCAACAACCTCTTCTGCTGTCAAGCCAGTGCGTTCTACAACCCACTCAACAAACTCATCGTGCCTCTTAGACTTGGTACGAGGATTGCCAATGGTGTAGAACACGTTGTCTAGGTCGGTTTCTGAATCCCATGACAACTGAACACTGCCCATGCGTGGCTTTGGCTTACCAAGGAAAGCAGGAAGTTTCAGGTCAATGTCAGGCGTTTCCATAGTGACCAACTCAAGGTCACCTGTCTGTTCATTCTGACGTAACTTAGCTCCCGTCTCACCCATGCCTGGAATGGCACGTGTTTGTTTCTCTTGATTAACTAGGTCAGTCAGTTCTTCCTCTGTCATGCCTTCAACACGAGGAACCTCAACCCCTTTATCTTTTTGTTCTTGTAGTGCTTTTTTTCCTGTCTCTAGGAACTCATCTAAACTCTGATCATCCAACCCCTTAACAAACTCTTGCCTAGTTTCAGGTGTTAGTTCAGTTACAGTTTTAGCACCTTTACCTTTTAACCACTTACCAAGGGCACCAGCAACGCCACCAAAAGCACCACCAATGGTAGCGCCAACCGCTGTGTTTACCAGCCTGCTGTCATCAAACTCTTCATAGACAGGCTCAAGGGCACCATAACCAGCACCAGCAGCAACACCTCTAGCAGCACCTGTAGCAACAGCACCACCAATCTTGATGGGACTAAACATGAAAGCAGGTAAGGTTACAGGGTCAACAATACCACCAAGCAGTGCCCATACGTTAGACTGCACTGGGTTGGTTTCTTGCATCATCCGTAGGCGTCTCTCAGCCTCTAGGTCTGCCTCTTTGTCAACAGATAAGAATGGAACATATTCAGCAAGACCACGCAGGGTAGATGAAAAACCTTGACCAGCAGCAGTCTGTGCTATCTCACCAGCACCAAAACCCTCCCCTGTTACATACTTTAATGCGTCAACAGACATGTCATCGTAACGACCATCGACATAAGCCTGTAGGTCATCAACCGATAACAAGTCCCAATTTATATCTTGCTCAAGTGGGAGTGCCATAAGATTGCTTATGCTCCACCAATGTCAGGGGTTTCTATAACTTGTGGTCTTTGTGGAGGTACTGGACGCCGTGGCGCTGAAATGCTTCCTGAACCAACCTGAGCTACAATAGCGTTAAGTTCTTCTCTAGTAATAATACCTCGTAAAAACGCTTGGTTAGCTAAGGCTAGTTGTTCAGACGTGCTTGTTGCAGCCTTGTACTTAGCAATAAAATCTTGCTTCTGTCCTTCTACGCCTTGTCCCTTAAACGGACTGGTCATAGAAATATCTCCACCTTTCATTCTATTTTCTTCTCTTGCCTTACTCTCTTCTGATCGTGGAGGAGAACCTGCTTGAGCGCCTCTTTTCCTTTCTAAAGCAGCAGCCGCGCCTGAAGGAACGGAACCCGGAGCAGCAGGAGAGGCTTGTGCAGCAGTCGGAGGAACAACACTTTCAAAGTTCGCTGCCTTCTCAGGGAACTGCTTCCTAAACGCCTCAAGAGAATAATCATTACCTTTGTATGTAATAATTTGAGCGTATTGTGGAACACGTTGTAACGTCTTGGGATCAAGAATGCTACCAATCTGCTTGTAATTAATAGTAACACCTTCAAGTTCTTGGGCAACTTTGGCGTTGGATTGTTTAGCGTTGGCAAGCAGTTTTCGGTTCTTTTCCATTTCTAAAAGTTGCGCTTGTTGTGTAAGTTGTCGCTGACCCGGAGCCGCTGCCAAGGCATCTCTTGCTGTTGCTGTACGTGCAGCAGACTCTGCAGCTTGCGCTTGAGACGTTAGGATAGCTTGCTCACCTCTACGACCTTCAATGTCTGCAATCTTTAAGGTACGGGCTTCCTTACGAGCCTTAGCCGCATCATCATACAAACCTTTAGCCTCTAGCTGACGAGCCAATGCGTCTAGTTTTTCCCAATCATTCTTATACTCACCAGCACTAACATCTTTATAGGCTTGGTTAATCGCTTCACTACGTACTTCCTGAGAGGTACGCCCACCCATCATACGCCCAATAGAAGCACCGCCTAAGGCACCAGCGTTAGCCATGGTAGAGATGAGTTGTTGGTAAAGGTTTTGTTGCCCCATCTGCTGAGGGGTAACCATCATACCAGTCAAATAGTCTTGGTACGATTCTTGTGGGCTTTGAAGCCCAAACAAACTTTCAATTCTTGTTGCCATGTCTTATCCTTATTTGTTACCAAACAAGCCGCCAAAACCCTTAAACGCTTGCTGAAGCATCTGTGCCTTGCCGATACCACCAGCCAAGTTAGCCGTAGCAGCCGCTTGACCGCCAGCCAACAGTGCTTGTGCTGCTTGGTTACCCGACACAGCTTGCTTGCTGCCAATGTCTGCACCAATGGTGAGAGGACGTAGTGCTTGTTCTTCAACACCAAGCCCGGTTTGGAACAACCCAGTGCCACGTTGGATAAGACGGTCAATGTCTGCTTGTGCCAGCTCACGGCTTTGTTGTGCCAGTTGTGCGTCTGCACGAGCACGGGCTAGGTCACGTTGGTATTGTTGAGGATTAACCATACCAGCAGCACCCGCACCAAGTGCTTGTCCACTTATACCCAAACCAATACGACCTTGTTGTAGCTGTTGTTGACGCAAAGCAATATCTTCTGCCTCACGTTCAGGAGCCATGAGTTGCTGCTGTTGTGCGTAATATTGTTGAGCAGCAGCTTGTGGATCAGTTTGTAACTGGTCTAAGAAAGTGGCAGCAGAGCCGTAATACTTGTCCCGGAAAGCCTTGAGGATTGGGTCCATTTCATACCCAGCTTGTGACTTAGATGGGTCAAAATAGGAAGTACCAAACCCTGTAGTAACAGCATAAGGCTTGAAAGCAGCAGCGTCTGCAGCAATCTTAGCAGCCTCAATGTTAGCAGCAGCAGCTCGGTCACCAGCATCTGATGCTTCACTACCGCTTAAAAAACTTCCAACAACAGGTAGAATTTGTGTCCAATCCATATTAGTTCCTTAGTAAGTGCCACCACTGATGGTAGCCCCATCAAGCGTAGTAATGGTTACAGTGCCTGAGAAGGTCGGATCAGAGGTGTCTGCCTTAGAAGCAATTGCTGTTTCAATGTTGGCAAACTCTATATTTATCTCAGTACCTTTAACAATCTTGCCAGTGTCGCCGCTAGGCAGTGCGTCTTTAGCAGCGAAGTTAACTGTTTTAGTATAGTCAGACATTAAATTATCCTTCCTGTCTTAACAAAAATGTCCAGCCGTTGAACACTAAACTCTTGGCTGCTAATTTCAGTTTCAAAACCAATTTGTATTACATTACCAGCGCCACCAGTAGATGTAGAAATATCATCAGTTAACACGCCCAAACTGTATTCGCTAGATGACACAACAGTGAACGTGCTTTCCCATGTGCTTGTTATGTCGTTCCAAGCAGAAGTTCCTGCGTCCCACTGATAAACATTATTATTGTCTATTGTCATATAAGCGTCACCGTCAGACGGACTTCCCGGTAGAGAAGCATAATCATCTCTATAACCTTCAAACTCTGCATACCCTACATATTTAGCATCAGTTTCAGTAACATTATCTTCATCATCTGTGTATTCAGCAATGTTGCCAGTAACAATAGTGAAAGGGTAAGAGAAGGTGGTGCCTTGGTAGTCGTACCCAGCCTTAACAATAAACTCTTGGTTGTTCCCGCCCACAACTGTAGCCTTAATACGCTTCAGCATCTTAACCATTGTTGGGTTCTGCATGTCAATGTGGTTGGAATAGTAACGCAGGATGTAACTGCTGCCATTGTCCTGATAGCCAGTATACAAACCAATACCATTTGTTTTACCAACCAACAAGTCCCTATTGCGGCGGCGTAAGAAAGAACCTGCCTCATAATCAACCCACCGAGTGACACGAGCAGACCCGTCCTCTAAGGCTTGCCGCATGTCCAAACAATAAACAATATCAGAAGCAGGAAAAGAGATGAGATAGAAAGAGTTTTGTTCTGAATAAGCAGAGCGAACAAGACGCATGTCTTCAGTTATGCCTTGTTCTGTCTTTACTATCTGTATGAAGTCATCCTTAATGTTCTTTGTCAGGTCACGCATAGGTAAACTTTTCTCTTGAATAAGTCTACCAAGGGAGCGAATACCTGTGTCTGACAAGAAGATGATGTCATTACCTGTGCTCTGTACGCTGTCACGCGCCACACAACCAACACCAATAATAACATCGGCAACAGAGAAGTCGCCAGCAATTGGGTTGTCTGCGTTGCTATATAGGACAATGTTGTTCTTACAGAATATGATAAGGAAGTTGTTGTGGGCAGCTAGTGCAACAATAGTGTCCGTGTTGTTAGGGAGAACAGCAGAAATGTTTAACGTACCGCTGGTGCCTCCATAAAAAGCAGGGAAGTTGGTGTCAGCTATATCTGTAGACCAATAAACTGTTTCACCGTCGTGTGCCCAAAACCTACCCCAAGCAGCAATAGCATCACGAGGGTATGAGATAGAGTAGTTTTGTGTCAAACTGGTGTAGTCAGTCATTGTCTGACACACTGGGCTGCTGCCTGAGTTGTACACCAACGGCTCGTGTCCTTGCTGAACAATTAAGGCATGGTCGTAGAGACTAGCTCCCTTCCAGTTGTCGTCTGTTATGGTGTATAAACTAGGCGTAATGTCTGTTAACGCAGCATTAACACCGCCTGAGAACACTTTGTTGTTACCGCCTGACAAGACAACAGTTGATCCGTCTGCATTTACATGCTCCATAAGGAAGTCAACAGAAGAACCACTGAGTTCGCTAGAACCACTGGTGGTTTGCATTGTCCACCCTTTACGAGCACCTAACCTACCATATTTATCAATGATACAGTTGTCTGCTGTCAATGCAAAGTTGGTTGACAAAGTAACACTACTGTCCTGCGTGTTCAGACCATAAAATCCTGGCGCAACAACAGAGATGTTTTGTAATTGCTTCATACGGGATACCAAATACTATTTTCAGGACTACGCGCATCATCAAAAGCAATCTCATCTACTAAGGCTTCTTGCCCCATTTGGTAGGCGTTGATGCTTTGTTGACCGCCGTCTTCACCTCTTTCCTCAATAGCCATAGCTGTAGCAAAAAGGATGATGGGACGTGTTGGAATAGTTACAGTGTCACTGTCAGCACTGAGGTCAGGGTTACGCATGGTCACGTTGAAACGTAAAGAATAAACACCATCAGGAATAGGATAGATGTCTACCTGTATGTCACCATCATTACTTACACCGTTAAAGTTGTAATAAAGTGGTTGACCAGTCTGAGGGGTGTTCATCAAGAACTCATTGTTGAACCAATGCCCGTCCCTATACTTCATTTCAAAGTTAGAAGTATCGTTCCAAACATCCAACACCTTTGTATTGTTCTGTGCCCCGTTCAACTCGTAGTTAAAAGTATTAGCAACAGTCGTGACAGTTAGGGTGGTACGCAAAGAAGACCAGTCTCTAGCTGCCTGCACCCGTGCCTTAGCCTCGTTTACAAAGTCACCAATCAACTTGGAATAAGAAGTGGAAGACACAGAAGCCACCTCGTTCTCTCGTAGGCGGCGTAACACAGCGTTGACAAGTTGTAAATAAGTCATTTATATTCCTCAAACGTGAATAATTATACCACAAAATAAGCAGTTTGTCAACTATTCACCATCAAAAGTGTACATTGGAAACTCTTTGCGTAGGTCAAAAGTAGCAATATATGAGATACCTGATGTACTAGTCTGAACTTGCATACTGTCCCCAGCCTTCAACACAATTGAGCCGTTGCTAAACTGGAGATAGTCTTTGCTGTTCAAGCTCTTGCCATTGATAATGTAAATCTTATGAGTGGCGTCATGGGCGTGTTGCCAGTACACACTGACACTGGCTGTGCTACCACTTGTGTTAGAGATAAACAACGTCTCTATCTCAGCGACATACCCATTAGGCACCGTGAACAACTCAACGTCTGAGCCGGTGGTAGTTATTGTTTTACCTACGCTGTGTTTCATTAACCGTAACCTCCACCGTAGCCAACAGAAACCCCGCTATTTGTAGTAACGGCTCCAGCGTCAGGAGAGGTACTACTCATACCAGCGCCAGCATCAGAAGCAAAAACTCCACCACTGTCTCCAGTGTTGTAGGATTCATAGGCATTCCAAGCGGCTAAATCGTCTGCTGCTTGTTGGTTTAATTCTGCCATTTGTTCAGCAGCCGCAGCAGCTTCCCATCCACCACGTTCTTGTGCTGCTTGTTGGTTTAGTGCTGTCATATATGCGTTTGCCATTTGATTCACTGTATCAGGCATCAGACTTTCCAGGAGACCTTGTACAAAAGGTGGAGATTGTAAGAAGGTATAATATTGCTCTGCTTGTTGTGCTTGCATACCAGCTTCACCACCACCAGCCTCTAAGTATGCAGCAACGTAGGGGTTTAGATCTGCGTTAGGGCCACCATCGCCTGAGAACATCCCTTGTACTTTTTGTACAGCTTGTTCTGCTTCTTTCTGTTTTAAAGCAGCATCAAGAATGGCGTCTTGCTTCCTGAAGGGATTGGCATAATAATCAGCAGCGTCACCTGTTAGACGTGTCCGATCAACCATACCTGTTTGTGGGTCTACAAAAGTACCACCAAACATACTGCCCGTAGGAGAGGGAGTGCCTAGTAGGTTTTGAATAAAGGTAGTGAAATAATCAGCCATTTTTCTTCCTTGGTTTAGCCTTACCAGCCTTTTGTAGTGCTATGGCTACAGCTTGTTTCTGAGGCTTGCCTTCCTTCACTAGGGTGCGAATGTTGGCACTTACTGCCTTCTTACTTTTTCCGCTTTTGAGAGGCATTGCTCTTTCCCTTCTGATGGTATAGTTTCTCTGAAGAGGCGGTGTGTTTAGCCCCTGTATGCAGAGAGCCGTCTGGCATTTTGTGAGTTTCTCCCGTCCACAATTTCCCTGCCTTGGTGTAGTGCTTTGCGTTCTTCATTTCTTCTTTGCCGTCTTAGCTGCTTTTCTAAAAGCCTTTGATGTAGGCGCTCCAGTGCTTCCGGGCTTACGCATCTTTTCACCACTACCCTCCTTAATACGTTTACGCTTGGCATGGATGTTTGCATACAATCCTTGCGTCATATCAGTACCCCTTCTTGGGTGGCTTCTTGCCTTTGCCTTTTTTCTTTCCGTACATACCTTACCCCTTATAGTTTGTTACCCACACCAATAACCACCATAGACAGCCAAGGAGAATGGATATTAAACCAGCATACAATGTGTTCCATAAGAAGTTCTTTCTCCGTTGTGCTTGCCTATATACTGTTCGTTCCCTTTGTTCCCTGATTTGCCTTCTCATCTGCATCATCTCTTTGTATGCCTCCACCCCGTATCTAAGGGTGATGAGTTGACGCAGTTCACTTTCCATGCTCTCTATCTTCTTCTTGTGAATCAGGGCGTTCATTGCCTCTTCTTCAACAGAACCTGCACTGAGCAATTTTCTAAACAGCGGTGGGTTTTGTGCCTCTTCTGCCGCCTTGTTGACATCGCTGACCCCTTGAAAATACTTGCCAAAGAATCCAGCTACATCTTCCAGTTCCCTCCCTACCTCTACCGCTTTCTTGATGCCATTGAAGGCAGCAGTCGCAAGGGCAAAGGCGCTAACTGGGTCAATCATTTTCTTCTCCCCTATTTAGGCAGGGAGTTGTGCCCTCCTAGCCATATAAACAAACCAATGACAGCAGCACCTGTTAGCCACGCCAGCTTGGTTAAAACACTTTTGCCCACTTCAGCATAAATCTTGTTGAACGCTTTCTCTGCCGCTTTCTCTGCGATGGCATCAATCTGTGCGTCAGAAAGTTGCACCTCGCCAGGCATTATTCACCCCAACGCTGGTCAGACACAACAGCAATAAAAGCGTTAATGTCATTAGCAGCGGTAATAGCAGCCTCTAACCTGTCAGCCTCTGCCAAGATGGCAGCACGTTTAGCCACCACATCAGCGGGAATAGAAACGTCACGTTCAGCCTTACGAATCACCATCCAATCGGTTGCAGCCAGCATCTTGCCAGCCGTGTCTTTGACCTGTGCAATCCATTGACTCTTC